AGCGCGGCCCTGCGACATTTTGTCGCAGTGTCATTATGTCACATTGACAGCGCGGAGCGCGGGCCGCGACACTTTGTCACATTGACAAAGTGCTGCGACATCTTGTCACATTGACAACTATTTACTTGACACAAAATAATCAACAGCTTTTTGTGCTTGAGCCGTTGCGCCTGTCAAGAAAGTATAATCATTATTTAAACATTGAATCCATGAGTTTAAATACTTAGCATGATTATCTCTAATTGTTTTAGTAAAATTAAATTCATGACTAAATAATATTGAACCAATTTCCGCAATCAATTCTTCATAAGCATAAGATTTTTTTCTATTTTCAAATTTATCTTTTCTATTTAATCTTTTTTCATGAAGTGTTGAATGTGTTAGTTCATGAAATAAAGTTGAATAATAGTGAACAGTTGCATCTGATTCTTTAGTGTCTTTAAAATTAGATTTTAATTCCATATTGATAAAATCTTTAGAAGGTGAATAAAAACAACCTTTACCGTCACTATGTTTAATCTCAACTTTAGTAGCCTTTACAAAATTATCAATTTCAGTAATAGAATATTGTTTACCAGTTTTAAATATAGCTGGTGTAAATTTTGATTCAGTTAAATCAACTTGATCAATATTAAACACTTTAGAATAATTTAAAACCATACCAGCTTGAACCAATTTTGTAGGGTCAATTTTTGATGGTTGAGTTAATGGTCTATAAAATACAATCGGTGTACCAGTTGAGCCTTTTTTAACTTGAGCATTTAAACTAGCCCATTGTTTATAGCTAGCAAAAATTGAACTTGAATATTCTTTTTGCTGTGTTTCATAGTTAAGCATCAAAAAATTAATTCCTTTATATCTTTTATTAGTTGACGCATTTACTGGCATTGAATTTCTTTTAAAAATACAATCCCAGTTTGTACCATTTTTTACCATCGCTTGGGCTAATGTACCAGCGAAGTCCTGTAAGTATTGTTTAGTTTTTGACATATATTTCTCCTGTATTTGTTATGGTATAATTATACCAAAATTCAAATAAAAAGTAAATGGTCAATAATGTCGCACCTTGAGATAGCCTGCGACAATTTGTCATGTTCCAATTTCCTATCAGTATGATAATATTAGATATTATGTTAAAATATATAAATCAAATAAATAAAGCATTAAAAATTGGTGATGAATTCACTATTTATTATGCACCGACATATACTAAAGATGGACAAGAGCAAACATCAATCTATGATGCCCATCAGTATGAAGTAAATGTTCGTTCAGCAAAATGGGACGAAGGTTGCAAAATAAATAAAACTGGTTCATTGACCTATTTTGATGTTGATAAAAATTCTCATAGGACGGCAATCCAAACATTACAACCTATAAGAATTTATTTAAATAAACAAATGTATGTTTGGAAGGAAGTTAAATAATATGCAAGATAAATATTTTGTAGTACGAGTTTGGTTTTTTGAATATGACAAAAAAGACCAATATCAGTATCAAATAGTATCAGATAGGGCTTATCCAATGGATAAAGCCGTAGATATTAAAATGGCTCAAGATATTATGAATACTAATGAAAATATTAGTTTTCAAATTCAAAAAGTCAATTTAATGGACTTGGGTAAAAGTAAAATAGCGAGTTAGTCAATAAGACATAATAACCCAGCGACAATTTGTCGCTGGGTTTTTTTATCAATGCGACATTTTGTCGCATTGACAGATATATTTATATTTAGCTTCAAGCCCCAAGCATCAAGCTACCTTATGATGAGCATATTTTCAGCATCATCATCTTCCCCTACTGATATAACATTATGAATCTTAAAACCATCACCTTCAGCTTCATAAGACTCAAGAGCTACTTTGTAGTCATTAGGGAACTTTTTCAGTTCCCTAATAAGTTCTTTTACTTTCATAACCTATTTTCTCGGTAATGCTGGTAGTTTTCTTTCCCAAGCAACACCAACCATTTTAAATAAATTATCCAATGTATCCTTCAACTCGTCAGACACACTAGCTTCTTTAACTTTATCTTTAGCACTTTCACTTAATGCTTTTAGGAACGCCAATCGTTGTCCTTGAGGAGTGGTTTCAGCAAATTGTTCAGCTTGTTTTTCTGCCCACTTATTTAGCTGACTGATACAATCTTTGACCGAGATAGTTTCCTTATCATCTCTATCAAATTTATATTCCTTTGCTTTGTTGTACGACACAATGCTTGATGCTTTAGCATTAAAAAACATATATGCCTGCCTTGATGCCACTCGTTTTTCTTCTTCAGCTTTTTTAAGTCTGGCTATGACTTTATCTGCACCTATTGACTTACCAAACTTATCTACTCCTTTATCCAAGATTTTGTTTATAGTAGTCTTTAGTTT